TCCAGATCTCATTAAGTCCTTTTTACGATCTTTCTATTCCTTCCACAGCCTGTGTCTATAAGCTCTAATCCAAGAATGTATCTATGCTCTAGAAAGATCTTCACTTTCACTAATGTTGTTGTTTCTTACAAGGAGAAGTATATCATCTGTTATTGTTTTTAATGAAATCTTCGCCATATTAGTTATTGTTTACTTTAATAACTCTTACGTCTTCTGTTTTAAGTAGATCATTAGTATTTTCTATTTTGTATACATCTTTTTTGATCTTCTTAAAATCTAACGTAAATAATCTTTGTAGGAAGTTCTTATTCTTATTTTTATACTCTTTAGTCTAGTATATGTATAAGTATTGGGTATTCTTAAGATTTATTCCTATATTTACTGTATCTTTTCCTATAGTATAGTATACTGTAGTAAGATTATTATACTTAATACTATCAGTATAAACAGTATCTTTAAGTATCTCTATCAGATCCCCTTTAACCCCCCTACCCCCTTTAACGGATAAAGTCTGTGTTTGAGTTGCTGCCGTGTTAACTTGACTAGCTTTAATTTTTAATTTTTCTCTCACACTGTCTACTTGGTGTAGAAGTTTATCGTTCTCGTTCTGTAGCGATTCTATGTCAAGCCTTAAAACATTATTGGCCTACTAGGAGTCTTTTATGATCCCCTAATAGGCCTCAATGTTATTATAAGCCATTTCCAGGCTTTCTGACAGCTTTTTGTTCTATTTGCTTAGAGTTACCCCCCAAGCCAATAAAAGCCCAACAGAGAGGCCAAGAATGGCCTTAAACAGGCTTTTACGATTCGCTACTATCCACTTTAGTATTGTTAGTATCGTCATCGTTTATTTCAATTTCGGTTCCTATATAATCTTCACCTTTTTTCTTAAGGAATTTGCCAAGCGCCTTCCACGGACCATCTGGATTAAGTGTATTTAAATTTTCAAGTATAGACCATAATTCAGTAAGGCTTATTATCACCGTTACTCCTCCAGTAAGTATAAACACTCCTTGTTCATCCATCACAGACCATTCCAAAAGTCTTGCAAGCGATATTATAGAAAATTCATCCAATATTTTAGAAAGAGTACCTTTCCAGTTTTTCTTACTTGTTATCTTTCTTTTTAATCTTCTTGCGACTTTCATGCCGTAGCACATGTCGGTAACAGTAAATGCGAAACAACAAAGTAACAGAGCATATATAGGAGAAAAGAATGCTGTAAGTGCGGCACCGGCAGATATAGCCAGTTTGCCGTACCACGTATTTGCGGACAGGCCGTTAAACATTCTTACTATTCCAGATGCTGTTGCTAGCATGTTAATCCCCATCATACCATTCTGTAATTGGACTGATATCGATGTTTACAGTCGCGTTATCGTTTCTAGACAAATGAATTGAGTTGTTGTTATACCTACCAGCTAATACATACACATCGTTCAAAGGTTCTTCACTAGAAATATTGACGATGTCAATATGTACAGGATTGTTCACAGATTCACCTTCAGAGTCTGAAACAAGTTCAAATACATTTTTATAGTTTGCTGTTACGGTACGTTCGTTGTTTGCATATCCCTAATCAAATACCTTAGCCGTTACTACCAACTCATACTCACCTTCGTATAGTTGAGCACTTGCAGGGAGAGTAACAACTACAATAGAAGGATCTACAGTACGACTAATTCCAGTACGATATACAGTATACTCCATTTCTTTGATAGGTGCTACATTCTTCCAATTTGGTCTTAAACCAATACCGTTGTAACTGTTCATTACAAAAGCTTTATATTTTGGAAAACCTGTAGAATTTATACAGTACTCGCTCGGTTCAAATTCGTTTGTAAAAGGTTCGATAGGAAACCTTCCAATAAATCTGTTCTTCTTTTTATACTCCTGTTCCAGTTTGTTTTTCAATGTAGTATTTACAAAGAAAGCCTCTGCAGAAAGTACATTTGCAGAAGAACTGTCGCCAAAGGTAAGTTGTATCTTAAGGCGAATGTCGTTTCCTATTCTTATTTTCATATTGTAGTAATTACAAAAAAGCCGGAATGGGCGTTGCCCACCCCAGCTTAATTAATTCATTCCTTTGTGTTGTCAATCTGAGCAGCAACGCCAGGATTAGTACCATCGCCACCAAGAACGTCTGTAATCATATCGGTATCGCCGACCATATAAATCTCTACAGTCTGCTTTGTCTTACGGAACAGATCGTCAGCAGAACGATACATGTTCTCAAACTCGATAGTGATAACATTATAGTGCTTCGTGAGATCGGTCTCCATAGCGGGCTTGATGATTGGCCAAGTGCCCTCTCCACGGTTCAGGATGCCCTCGTAACCCATAGCTTGAGCTTCGCGGTCACGAACCAGTTTTGCAGAACCGACGTGAGTCTTACCTGGAACCTTCGTAATAGCAACACCCTTGGGGAAGTTCTTGTTAGTAGACTCGAAGCCACCACCTGCGGGATCGGTCCAATAAATGTTCACATTGAAACGAACCTTGTTGTACCAGTTGATTGAATCAACTGAATTGTCATCATCATAGGTCATTGCAGTAAGAACAACCTTCTCCTGGCCAGAAGTAGTCGTAGCAGTTGCAGTAACGCGAGCACGCTTCCACTCCTTGTTGATCATGTTTGCAATAGCTGTAGCGATGGTAGCCTTGGTGTCGCCAGCTACAGTAATATACTCATAGCTCTCTGTCCACTTACGGAAGCGAGTAGGCAGATCTTTGAAAGTCAGGCGAACGATGATTCTCTTACCACCTTTTGCGAACTCAGTAAGAACAGCTGCGTCGAGGCTGTGAAGATCAATAGTAACTGCATCTTCAGTATCGGCTGCATATGGAGTAACAGCCCAACCCTTGATGTCTGCAACGTTGATAAAGTTAGACCACTTGATGTTGGCAACATTCGTTACGGCGCCGGTATTAGGATTGATCTGCTTGTCGGTCTTGCCAGTGAACATACCGATCTTAAAACGAGCTGAAGTATTATCAGCAGCCTTGTTCTGGTCAAAATCCCAGATGATAAACTGGCCCTTGTTACCACTAGCGAGGCTAGAAGCAAGAGCATTAGATGTGCTGTCATTGCTGACAAACACAGTATTTACGTATGTAATCATAATTAAATTAATTTATTCTACTCCCCCTATACACAATGGCTAGACCTAACTAGCTGGGGTTTCCACGTTTAAATTATTCTTGTGTATTTACTTCATTTAGCAGAGTTCTATATCTAGGATCGCCTTGATTCTCTATGTACATCTAAGCTGCGATCTTGACTATCTCTGGCCAAATGTAATCGGGAAAATCTGTATAATTAGTATACGGATTCTCGGTTGTTATTTCTGTTGGAACTTTAATATAGCCCAACGTATATTTTTTTATTTTATAATTCTTGTCCGTCAGTAAACGGAATCCGTCCTATGTTCTTACGCGCAGAGGACGTGCCCTATGATACCTGTAATGAAAGTCAGTAAGGCTGTTGTTTATACGATACATAAAGTTATCAGCTGTGCATTCGAATACGCACGTGTCCATTTCGTGATTATTGTTTAAATCACTTATGACAACATCTTCATTTAGCACAAACATCATGTTTGTAGGATATGTATACTGATATTCATCGTATGAAGTGTGATTCGTAGGTTCTACCGCTTCGTATTTCTTTTCACGTAGAAGATTAACCAAGTCTCTAGTGCGCTTTTCATTCTGCTCATACGATGTGCGGTGTGGCAAATTGCCGTTAAATCGCTCTTTTACAAACTTTATTTCAGCCTGATTGAGCCAATATACACTATCGTCGGTATGGGGCTTATTTATAGTATCGTCGATTTTATTTATCTCAAGCTCGAACGATGCAATTAAATCAACACCTATCATAATCAATCTTCAGATTTTTGTTTCTATTTTTCTTGTTTTTCATCTTTTTTAGCTCCACCGCTAACATATTGTATATACAAATTTACAGCACCTGTAACTAAGTCGTCAAATACTTTCATTGGAAGTTCGCACGGCTTATTATCGACAAGTATACTAAAATGTGAAGGTTTTTTGTAATACATTATTCTTATGCTATCAACATTAGTATATCTATCGTATATACATGTTATGGTAGGCTTATCGCTTATGTGGGTGTTTAACACAGCTATCGGTTGTCTAAGTATCCTCAAGCTGTCATATGGGCTTTCTAAGAATTTATCTACCTCTATCTAAGACACCATCTTATTTGGTAAAACCTTTAACATCTATGTAGATGTAACATTAGCGTTTGAGTTAGAACCCAAAGTTATTGGA